TGCAATTAATGATATAACAGATGTAACTGTTACATCTCCTAAAAAAGGAGATACTTTAGTTTACGGTGGTTCAGGTTGGATACAAACTAATACTCCAATATCTCAATTTGTAGTAACTGCTAACGGTTCAAGTGCATATAGATTTGATGGTGCAGGATTCCCAGCAGGTACAAGTGGAGACAATCCAAATTTACATTTAAAGAAAGGTCAAACTTATTACTTTAGAAATACAAGTGGTGGTCACCCTTTTGAAATAAGATCAAGTTCAGGTGGTAGTGCATATAACACTGGTGTTACTGATAACAATGCTTCAGGATCAACTGGAGTTGTTATATTTCACGTGCCCTTTGACGCCCCAGCAACATTGTATTATCAATGTTCTTCACACGCAGCTATGGTAGGAACAATTAACATAACTTAATGAAAAGTAGTATAAATATAAGAAAGAATTAGGAATTATGCCAGCAATTATAACAAACAAATTTAGAATAAACAACGCTGATCAATTTTCAGAATCATTTTCTGAAACAAATAATCAAGTGTATTACTTGGGTATTGGAAGACCACAACCTTTTGGTACTTTAACAAGACCTGATGGAAGAACAGATTACGAAGGTACGGACGCTGCTCCTAATACACCAAGCGATAGTATCGGTAGAGAATTTTATACTTTTGATGATTTAGTTGCTGCTAAAAGAGTACAATCTTCAGATGTTGCTTTTGTAATACCAAGAAGAAACTGGACTGCTGGTGTAGTTTACGATACTTATTCACACGACATTGGAGAATATGTAACAGGATCAACAAGTGTAAGAAAAACATCAAATAGTGGTGCAACTACTTTGTTTGATTCTACTTTTTACGTATTATCTTCAGCACGAAATGTTTACAAATGTTTAGATAACAACGGTGGTGCTACTTCAACAGATGAACCAACTGGTGTATCAACTTCAGTAATTACAACTACTGACTCATATAAGTGGAAATTTATGTACACACTTTCTGCTGCTCAACAAGCAAATTTCTTATCAACAGATTTTATGGCAGTTTCGCCAAACTCTAGTCCAGGTTCAGATCAATCAAATGTTATATCTGCTGCTGTTGACGGTTCAATTGATATAGTAAAAATTAAATCTGGTGGTTCAGGTGGTACTAACGGAACATTTACTAGTGTTCCTATAAGAGGAGATGGTTCTGGTGGTGTTGCTACAATAGTAGTTGGCGGTGGTGCTGTAACTTCGGTAACTGTAACTACTCCAGGTACAGGATATACTTTTGCAACAATCAGTAATGCTCAAATAGTTTCTGCTGGTGCAACTAACTTAGCAGGTTCAGAATTAGATGTAATTATTCCACCTAAAGGTGGTCACGGTGCAAATGCAAAAGAAGAATTAGGTGCTTTCTTTGTTATGATGAATACAAGTTTAGAAGGAACAGAAAGTGCTAACTCTGGTGACTTTTCTGCTGTAAATGACTTTAGAAAAATTGCTTTATTAAGAGATCCTACTAAATCAAATTCTGCTGTAACAGCTAATACTGCTAGACTAACAAAGGCAATTAAAATTGCTACTTCTCCAACACCAGGAACTTTTACTCCTGACGAAGAAATTAATCAGGCAAGTACAGGTGCTGTAGGTAAAGTTGTAGAGTGGGACGCAACAAACAAAATTTTATATTACATTCAAACAAGACACAATGATGCTGGTGTGGACGCAAATGGTAACTTAACTGCGTTCTCAGGTGCAAATGTTATTACAGGTCAAGGTGGCGGTTCTCCTACAGGAACACCTGACACTTCATCAACAGGAACAGTTAACAATGTTTCGTTTACTTCAGGATATTCAGTTCCTGAAATAGACCACGATTCAGGTGATGTACTTTATATTGAAAATAGAACACCGATACAAAGGGCACCAGATCAAACGGAAAACATTAAACTGGTCATAGAATTTTAGGGGTAATTAAATGTCAAGTCCAACAGACTTTAACCTCTCGCCTTACTATGATGATTTTGCGGAAAGTAAATCATTTCATAGAATACTTTTTAGACCAGCATTTGCTGTTCAGGCAAGAGAGTTAACACAATCACAAACAATCTTACAAAATCAAGTTGAAAAACTAGGTGACCATTTCTTTGAAAAAGGCGCTATGGTTATTCCTGGTGAGATTGGTTATGATTTAAGTTATTACGCTGTAAAACTTTCAAGTATAGATAGTACAAACACTTTAGCTCAATTTACTAATGGTACTGTATTAACAGGATCAACTTCAGGAGTTGAGGCAACTATTATAAATCAAACTGCAAACAACGGAATAGATCCAGATACATTATTTGTAAAATATAATAAAACTGGTGGCACAAATAAAAATGAATTTGCATTTTCTGATGGAGAAATACTTACAGGAACAAATAGTGATACAGTTAATGTAATTGCAACAGTTAACACAACTGCTACAGGTGCTGCTGCTCAAGTAAATGCAGGATCATATTACATTAATGGATTTATGGTTAATGTTGCTGAACAAACAATCATATTAGACAAATACACAAACACACCTAGTTATAGAGTAGGATTATTAGTTACAGAATCTTTTGTAACTCCTACACAAGATAATACTTTAAATGATAATGCACAAGGTGTTTCAAACACAAACGCTCCAGGTGCTCACAGATTTAAAATAGATTTAACTTTAACTAAAAAAGCTATTGGTGCAACAGACGATTCAAACTTTGTAGAGTTATTAAGATTAAACGCTGGTATATTACAAAATCAAGTTAGAACAACAGAATACGCTGTATTAGAAGATACTTTTGCTCGTAGAACATTTGACGAATCAGGTGACTATTCTTTAAGAGGTTTTGATTTAGATTTAAGAGAACATTTAATATCAGCAAACAATAGAGGAATTTATACTGCCGCTAATGGTGGATTAGAAAGTAAAATTGCTGCTGGTCTAGCACCAGGTAAGGCATATGTACGAGGTTATGAAATAGAAACTATCGGTACTAGATATGTTGATGTAGATAAGGCAAGAGATTTTGATACACAAAATGCTTTCCCTACAAGATTTGATGTAGGTAATTTTGTAAATGTAACTAATACTTATGGTACTCCTGATGTAGGTTTTGTATCAGGTGAAACTGATCCATTTAAAACTGTATCTTTGTATAGTGAACCAACTAGTGTTCGTGGTACAGGTAATGCAGGATCAGGAGCAAGTATCTATTCAATAGGTCGTGCTAAAACAAAAGGTTTTGAATTTAAATCTGGTACTGCAAGTGCTAACATTTATTCTAGTTCAGCATTAACTACTAGTATATTTAAACATTATCTATTTGATATGATTATGTACACTCACTTAAACATTAATAGTAATATTGAGTTTACAGACGGAGAAAAAATTACAGGAGATACTTCAGGTGCTACTGGTACAAGTGAACAAGTTGGTACTGTATCAGCAAGTGCTGTTTCATCTATTTCAATTGCAAGTCCAGGTGTTGCAAGTGCAACTGCTCACGGATTTAAAGAAGGTCAACAAATAAAATTTAGTGCTATATCAGCACAAGATCAAACGGTTCTAATAACAACTAATGATGTATTTACAGTAAGAAATCCAAGTACAAATGCCTTTGAATTATACAGAGCAGATGGTATAACTCCTACAAATATAAATCAATATACATCTTCAGGTAATGCTTTACACGGAGTTGTAGTAGTTTCAAATGTTAATGGAGAATTTATACCTGGAGAAGTTATTAGAGGTTCTGTTTCTATTAAAGACGCAACTATTCAATCAGACGCTGTAGGTTTTAAAGGTGTAAGAAGTTGGGACTTCTCATCTGTTAAACAAATATACGGTGCAGGAACAGCTGCTTATACTGCTGATACATCTTTAGATACTAACGGAGAAAATCTTGTAGTATCAGGATTTTTAGATATTGCAAATGGTAGTGATGCTGTAACAGGTGTTAATACTAAATTTACAACAGAATTAAAAGTAGGTGATTCAATTTCATTTACAAACGATAGTGGTAATACAGAAACAAAAAGAGTAGAGGCAATAATTTCAAATACTAGTTTAACTTTAGGTTCTAATGTTGCTGCTCAATCTACTAAAACAGTTGCAACAAGAAGAAGATCAAAACTACAAGATTCAAATAAAAATATTTCTATATTTAAATTACCATATGAAAATATTAAAACATTAAAAACTGCTAGTAATTCAAATATTACAGATACAAGTTTTGCTGTTAGAAGACAATTTATTGTAACACTATCAGGTGGATCAGGTCAGATTACTGCTGGAACAAATGAAAACTTTCCTTCAAGTGCTAATGATTTAGATTATACAATTTCAATAGATGATATTGGTAGTGCAACAGATGGTGCTACAGGAGATGTATTAACTACAATAGGAAATAATCACGCAGGTAATCCTATATTTACCCAACCATCAGGTACAGGTACAAGTGTATTTGATTTTGGTGCTAACTATGCAAATGCAAAAATTAAAATTATAGCAACAGTTAATAGATCAACTGCTGGTTCTAAATCAAAAACTTTAGTTTCAGGTGCTACAAAAGATGTAACTTCTTTAGCAGATTGTGTTATACAAGGTGGTATAAATTTATTTAAGGCAGACATTTATCAATTAACAAGTGTTAAAATGGCAACTGCTTTTGGTACATATAGTGCTTCAGGAGAAATTGATATTACAAATAGATATGAATTAGATAACGGTCAAAGAGATAATTATTACGATCAAGGAAGAATTAAATTAAAAGAAGGTGAGTTAGAACCATCAGGTTCATTAAGAATTATGTTTGATTATTTTACTCACGGTTCTGGAGATTACTTTGACGTAGATTCATATTCTGGTGTTGTTGACTATGCAAATATATTAAGTTATTCTTCAGACACAACAGGTCAGACTTTAGAATTAAGAGATTGTTTAGACTTTAGACCTAGAGTTGCAGATGACTCAACTATTAATTCAGGACACGAAAATGGAGATAGAAATTTTGATACAGGAGATAATGCTTCTATTGTAGATGTTGTTAAATTTGGAACAGACATAACTGCTGACTTTGAATATTACCTATCCAGAATAGATAAAATATTTTTAGATAAAGAAGGCGACTTTATAGTATTAAAAGGCGCAAGTTCTTTAGACCCACAAGTACCTAAATCTTTAGATGGCGCAATGCACCTATACACTTTAGATATTCCTGCTTACACTTTATCAACAGACGATATAAAAATTAACATTGTTGATAATAGAAGATATACAATGAGAGATATTGGTAAACTAGAAAGTAGAATTGAAAATGT